TGCGCGCGGCGATGATATGATCTTAATGGATATTCGTAGTCAAAATTATTATTTTGCAAAACAAACAGAAATATCTAACCTTGAAGATAAAATAACCCTATTGGTTAAACAACTAAACCAGCTAAAACAAGATGAACCCGGTCAATTAGAAAGACCAATGGAGTAAAAATCATATGGGCGGCGTAGCAGGACACTTATCACACCTTTACGATAATCGTAATCTCACCTTTAATGAAATGGCCGACATCTTACAAAAAGCCGCTAGCGGTGAACTTGTAGGAACAGAAAAGACTGACGGCTATAATATTTATCTTGGCTACGTTGATGGTCGACCACGATCTGCAAGAAACAAAGGTGACATGTCTCGTGGCGGAATGACCTTTGAAGATCTTATAAATCGTGAGTTTCGTGGTGGTGAAGACTCAAAACGTGCTTATGTAACTGCTTTTAATGCATATGTTAGCGCTTTAGATTCACTCTCAGAAAAAGAAAAATCCCAAATATTTGGGCCTAACGGAGATATATTTTATAACACTGAGATTCAAGGCCCAATTGCTCCAAATGTTGTTAACTATGACGAAAACGTTGTAAACATTCATCGTATGGGTCACAAAAGATATAATAAAGAAAATAATTCTTTAGAAGTTGTAGCAAATGAAAAGCAATCAGCTTTCCTTGATAGCGTTATTGATAAGTTCGAAGAAGCAACTGCAGACGAAAGTTTTAGTGTTCGTAGAACTGCTTTTCTTACCCTCAATAAAATAACCGATGAAGCATTTGTACAACAAACCTTAGATCGCATACAAGCCACAGGTTATTCAGGTGATATGACTATAAATGATTATCTTAGTGATAAATTAACTACGTTCACAACAGAAAGTCTTCCAGAATTAGATGACGAAAGAGTGAGTCTTCTTGTCAAAAGAATGCTTGGAGACAAATCTGCACCTACAACTTCACAAATCACAAAGGGTATGGATAAAACTATTAAAGAAAAAGTTTCTGGGTTTAATAAAAACTCAAAATTTTTAATTGCTAAGTTGATTCAGCCAATTGAGATGGCCATTCACGACTTTGCTGTGGAACTTCTCCGCGGCCTCAAGAGTGCCTACATTCTAGATAATGAAGCAGAAGTCGAAAGGCTAAAAAATGAAACAGAACAAGCCATACGAGCCATTCAAACTTATGATGGCCCAGAGAAAGAAGCAGCACAAGATATTCTAGTTCGACAACTTGATAAAATAAAGCATCATGACAATATTGATACTGTTGTAGAAGGTTTTGTTTTCCAATACGATGGTCAGATGTATAAGTTTACAGGAAACTTTGCTCCAATGAACCAACTTTTGGGATTATTTAAGTACGGAAGAGGTAAAATCCCACAGATGGTAAAGGAAATGCTTATGGAGCAAAATAAAGGCGAAACTGTCGCTATTTTACCAGGAAAGTTTAAACCCGCTCACAGAGGCCATTTAGATATGATAAAACACTATGCTAAATTGGCTGATAGAGTAGTTGTTTTGATTAGTCCAAAAGAAAAAGATGGGATTACAGCAAAAACTGCTGAAGCAATTTTAAATCTTTATTTAGATGATGCTAACCTCACTAACGTCGACGTTGAGATTGCACAAACAGCTTCGCCTGTAAGAGCAGCAATGGAATATGGAAACTCTCCAGAGATGAAAGGAACAAAAATTATCCTTGGAGCTTCAACAAAAGGTGGAGACGCTGCTGAACGCTTTGCCGGTAATGTTCAAAAATATGTTGAAGACGCGGAGGTTCTTAACCCTCTCGACTATGCTTTTGACCCAGTTGGTGAAGTTTTAAGCGCAACCGATTTTAGAAACACCCTAAGAGCTATTGACAGCATTGAGCGATTTTTACCTGATACTTCAAAAGATAGAGCAGGCTACATAGCAGATATGGTAAATAAAGAACTCAAGGAGGTTAATGAACCCTTCTTGGGTATCTTTCGTGGGTTAGTCGATGAGGTTTTGGAAGAAGAGGAAATAGAAGAAATATCCTCAATGGGAGGCGGTTCTGTTCAGGGATATGCTTTACCTCTTGGCGCCAAACGAAGAAAACGTAAAAAAGTTTCTGAAAAAGAAGTTAATGAAGCGTTAAACTATTTATTACAGAAACTTGGAGTGTAAATTAATGATTGATCGCGATGAATTTTTAAAAGAACTAAAAGAAGAGCGAAGGCTTCGCAAAGCAGTTCGTGGACTTCTAGAAAATTATCTCACCGAAAAGAGAGAAAAAGCAATGCTTGAAGAAAATAGACTTCGTGGTGTTATTCGATCTCTCATTAAAGAAGTCAGCGCTGATGTTCCTGATGAGCAGCCGCAAAGGTCAACTGGTATAAACGTTCTTGAGGATACATTAAAAGTTATTATCCCTATTGTTGAAGATGCTTATAAGGGGCTTACAACTTCAAAAGAACAAAGAGATTCTTTTAGAGCACATATTCTTAATGCAGTCGAAAATTCTTTAGCACCGGTAGATGTTACAGCAAAAGCTGCAGCAAGTCAAGAAGAAAATGAACTTGAAGAAGAAGTATCTTTAGATATCGATGTGGAGAAAGATAAATTTATTCCAGTTCGTGATCAAGACATGCCAGAAGAGGCTGAAGAAGTCGAGCCAGAAACGTTTCAAAATTTATCAGGTATGAACGTTACTGGTCGCAATTTTGCTTCAACAACATTTAATAAAATTGAAAATCAAATTCAAGATGCTTATGAGAGTTTAGCTGATGAAGAAGATAGAAAGCTATATAAAGAATATATGTTAACTAATCTTAAACTTTATTTTGATAGATTTGAAGAAGAATTGCAACCAACTGTTCCAGAACCAGAATCACCAGATTATAATAAATAATAAGTTGTTCTATGCCTTGGAAAAACAAAAGAAATAAAAAATCCTTTACAAAATATTCTAACTATAGTATAATAAAAAAATTAAAATCTGAAAAAAAGATTAATGATAATACTTTAAATAATATTAATAATATATCTTTAGAAGATTTAATAGCTATAAAATTAGAATTATCAACAAGATATTTATATGGAAAATTATATGGTATACCCATCTGGAGACTTACTAGACATGCAGTCACAGACGCTCTTTTAAAGACAGCTTTGAGTATCGCAAGAACAAAAAAAGAAGCAGCTAGGTTTTTAGGTGTTGACTATATGGAGTTTAACCGCTATATTAAAAAATATAATACAATTTCATTTTTTGAAGAGACAGAAAAAGAGGTTTTATGAATAATAAATTGTTTAATGCAGCTAAAATAAAATATGAAGCGCAAGCTGAAGAAGCAAGAGCAATTTTAGATATGCTGTTTACTCAGACTGTTATGGTCGGAGAACATACCGATATTTTAAAAGAAGTTGATAAATGGACTACAATATTAGCAGAGGCAATAGAGTGTATAGATGCATTGAATGATTTTGTGATGCATCGAAGAGAGGAGGGGTCACAAACCCCTTAAAAGGAGGGTTGAAGATGTCGACAACAAGGTTCACTTTAGATGGAAATGGAAAAAGAGCTTACATTGGCTCTCCAGTATATTACAAAAATAAAGTTTGGTTGTTGGAAGATATTCAATATCTCCGTTGGAATTCAGAACAGTATCTAACCTTACAAGATCCAAAAAATAAAAATAAAAAAGTTGAATTTGTTAAAGCAACTTTAATATCGGCGGTAGATTAATGACAACTAGGTATGGTAAAAGAAGTTCTATTCGGTCTTTTGATAAAGTGCATTGGCACGTGACAAATATAGACCATGTGAGCCTTAAAACCGAATTAACAACAGGACGGTTGTTGATAACTGTTATACATGACAGAACAGATCATTCATTTACCTTACCAGATATAAAAACATCAATATCTAACAACAGAACGCAAATTGATAATAAAATTAATTTTTATTTAGATACTTTTTTTCAAATGGATGAATTTACTTTTATGCAAGCACATACAGACGAAGATAATTATACAGATTATATGAATTTATATTCAGACCTAATCTGGGTTAAAAATAAATTAGGTCTGACTATTTGGAATAGAAAAAAGCTTATGAATATATATTAATATATTAGACATTCATTAGGCGTACACATCCACTCTGCTAACTCGGCTTTTGAGAGCCCTTCTCTAATAAAATTCATCAACTTTTGGTAAGGTGATGAAACAGCAATATTTTTAAACCCTCTTAATACAGAGTGAACCATACCAACCAATTCGCCGTTAGAGTTTAAAATCATAGATCCTGAAGACCCGAAAGTAGCAGCAAGAGCGTAAATATCTTGACCGTCTTCTTCACCAGCATATCTACCGTCAAAGACAGGCACCATGTCATAATCAAACATACCCAAAGGAGCAGCTATATTATAAACTTTTTCACCTCTTTTGGGAGGTTTCATTGCCAAAGGTATAACCTCCACGCCTTCAGTCAAACCTTCAGCAAAAAGTAAACAAGCATCTATTTCTTGATCTTTTTTTATAACTACCGCATTGTAACTTTTTAAACTTAATGTAGTCACTTGCATATTTATTGTTTGGTTAACTGAAGCTAATAAACCGCTTTCTTCATTGCAAACATGCGCTGCAGTAACAATCCATGCCCCTCTATCGGACATACGCACTACATACCCGGAACCGGTAGAGCGCAATTCCATTGTGGCACATTCTCCTTCACCAAAACATCTTTTTAACTGAACTGTTTTTTTGATAAACGCAAATCCTTCTCTTGGAAAATTATTTTCTATATTTGAATTTATTGTGCCGCAAGAAAAAGTAAACAGCGCAACAAACGCTAGGGTGCTAGCCATAACCCTACTCATTTTTTTATCCTCCTGTATCCGTGAGATTTTTAATCCCATATAAATAAATAAGGGTCCTATACACCTTTTTACCTTTTAAACAAATAAAAACACTATTTATAATGATTGCTTTTTTACACTGGGCACACAAAAAAATGTGGTTTTAGTAAAGAAGATCAAGTGTTTAACAAAGTGAGTTAACATGGCTAAAAAAATTTATATTCTTGACACAAGCGTCTGTTTAACAGACACAAATTGTATTCGTTCTTATGGTAATAACGACATTGTTCTTCCTTTAAAAGTTCTCGAAGAAATAGACAACAACAAAAAAAGACAAGACGGAGCAGGCACAAATGCAAGAACGCTTATACGCAATCTTGACGCCCTTCGTGAAAAAGGCAGTTTGTCTAAAGGTGTGAGAATAGATAAAGGTAAAGGCATAATATGCGTGAAAATGGTCAAAAGAGAAGGATTGCCGGATGACTTAGATTTGACGGTGCCTGATAATGAGATTATTAGCGTTGCGTTAAATCAAAAAAATGAAAACCCAAAAAGAAAAGTAATCGTGGTCACACGAGATATTAACATGCGTGTTAAATGCGATTCTTTGGGTTTAACGACAGAGGATTTTCAATCAGATCAAGTTGTAAAAAATACAGATAATATATATACCGGTTTTATCACTCACTTGGTTGATGAACCTGTCTTAGATAGGTTTTATAATGGAGAAGAAGTCTATATTGAAGAAGAGGAGTTAAAGTTAAATCCAAATCAATTTTTAATGTTAATATCAAATCAAAATGAAAAAAAGACTGCTCTCGGAAAGTTTGGATCTTACGAGAAACCCCTGAAGTTGCTCAATGCTGGCAGCAAAAAAAGACTTTGGGGTTTAAAATCTAGAAACAAAGAGCAGATTTTTGCTATGGATTTACTAGAAGACCCAAAAGTGAATGTGGTGACATTAGTGGGTAAGGCTGGCTGCGGTAAAACTTTATTAGCAATCGCCGCTGGCCTTAGCCAAGTTGTAGAAAAAGAAACGTATAGTAGATTAGTTGTTTCAAGACCTATACAGCCTATGGGTAGAGATATTGGTTTTTTACCGGGTACAATGGAAGAAAAAATGACGCCATGGGTTGCGCCAATTCGCGACAATTTAGAATATTTAATGGCAAATGATAAAGCAACTCTAGAAACTTACCTAGATAGAGGAAAGATAGAAGTAGAGGCTCTAACTTACATCCGCGGTCGATCTATAGCAAATGCATTTATCATTATTGACGAAGCGCAAAATCTCACTGCTCATGAGCTTAAAACTATTCTTACTCGTGTTGGTGAGGGAACAAAGATTGTTTTAACCGGTGATATAGAGCAAATCGACAATGTTTATTTAGATGAAACATCAAATGGACTTACGCATGCGGTTGAAAAATTCAAAACTTTTGAAATTTCTGGTCACGTAACACTTAGAAAAGGAGAGAGATCGAAAG